ATACATTTTTCTTTAAAATATCTACTTCAGACATTTCATATTTTTCTTGTTCCATTCTTTTAGCATAACCTCCTGTAATTCATAAGCCTCGATTTCCCATGGCAGTTTCATATATTCATCATATGTTTTATAGTTAATAGTATTAATATTTTGATATTGTTTTCTTACACCCTGTCTTACATGTATCATTTCGTGGAAGACTGTTGTAATAAGATCATCACCTTTTAGTCTTTGATCAATTTCAATTTCATATTCTCTTTTATCTAGTTCCAAACAATATCCGTGTGCATCCTTTAGCTTTTTAATTTCTATATAAACATCGCATTTAGATATCCTTGGCATTAGATAATTCCAAGCGAAGATTGCTGCTCTATAAACATTTTGTCGTTTCTTAGATCTATTTCCCGTCACTAGGATCATCGAATAAAGCCTCTACCTGTTTGATATGTTTACATTTACGATATGCAACACAATTACAGTCGAATCCGTAATTATTCATTTCTACATAATATTTATTACCTTTACTACCAGTCACTGGCCATTCTAATCCAATAGCCCAGTGACCTTTAGTATTTACAATTTCGGATGGATGGCTCATGCTGCAATCTCACGATCGTAAGATTCAATCATAACCAAAGAAAGCAAACCATTCAGTTTGCGTCTTTCATCTGAGGTTAGACGGGAAACCTGATATCTGATATTTTCATCAGAGCTATCTTTGGCAATGCTAATAAGAGCCGACTCAAGAACTTGATAACGATATGACATAGGGAACTCCTCTTCCTAATTGTTAATATTATTTTATCACAATTTGGAAGGAATGTAAACCCCCTAAATTAATTTAAATTCTTTTTTTAGGATATACTTCGACACTTACATTGTCAGAAACTTTGACCTTAAATTCGTCGTGTATATGATGTAGAATAAATTGTGTATTTGAGAATTCCTTAAACATATTTGTCCAAATAGGTCTCCACTTGTCAGCCAATCGATTAGTATTCAAAGGATCTCTATCGGAGTTTAAAATAAAATCAGAAACACTTCTTAGATTAAAATCAAATATAGAATCGAATCCATACATATGGATCTTATCTGCTTTTAACTTATTTGCAGCATAATGAACAGCCATATGACCACAATTAAAATTAGTATAATTTATGGCATATTTAGGCAATTCTGTATAAAATTCCTTGATTTGTTTTGCAGTATGCATATGAAAGTTTGGATGTTTCTCCATCCATATCTTGGGTCTCATCCCTAAAATCCATTCTCCTGGAACTACAACCGTTTGTTCTGTCATAGCCTTCATCATCTTGAAATCGACAATACAGGTAGCATAATGATTCTTTGGATAAGGAAAGGGTGCAAGGTTACAAGTTAAAACTAAACCCTTTCTTTCTCTTCTTGTATATAGATGAACCCAGTCACCATTACCAATTACATGAACAGTTTTAGCCATCCATTTTACTCCTAATTTTAATTTTGCCCTTAGGCCCAGTCCAATGCATAATCTTTTTATTTGGGCTATCAAATCCATCATCTATATGAATACGTAGCCAATTGTATTCCTTTGGTAGATCTTCTATGTATGTCATCCTAGTAATAGGATTTAGTATGCTATGGAGTACCTCTTGATCGCCTACTATCTGTTTGTTTTTTACTTGTTCTAGCCATGCTTTTAAAATACGAGGTTTATTACGGAAACCAACTACACCGGAATTATGCCAGATTTCTTTTCTTCTTTTAATAAGAGGATGATCCTCGGCCATTAATAGTTTTTCATTTTTAATTAATTTGAATATATCCGATATATCAGATAGGATTTCGCAATCGGTATCAACCCAGACGGTATCAACTGCTGGACAATTAACCATTGCTAAAGGTTTCATAAACCATCCACGAAGCTCTGTATTAGTGAAATTTATAATAGCATGGAATTGTTTGGAAGCATATTCTTTGACTTGGTTACTACATCCAAAATCAGCAAAGATAATAGGTAGATCATTGTACTTTTTATAATTCTCAACAAACCAAGGAAGCATCCATTCTGTTTTCTTATCACACCCTGTTAAAAAGGCTTTATCAAATTTTTTCAATTTTATAGCCATCCTTATAATTATGTTTAGCTAGACATCCAGCTTCCTTTTGTATTGTAGTAAAACTATCTACTGCCATACAAGCCCATGGGTAATACTCTTCGAGAAATGGAAAGTTATCTATATTTAAGAATACATCTGTTGGCCCGCCGTGCGTCTTAGCCTTCTCAATAAGCTTTCCGGCACCTTCAGGATTAACTATATAACCATGCGCGCCACCAAAATATTTCTTTTGTACTAATCCATCTACACCTAATTTTATCGGGGTATTAAATTTTCCATATGACGGTTTCGAAAATGTCATACAGCCTTTAAATTTTTCATTGACTGGTACTTCACCTGTTATAATGGCGTCATGTTCAAAAATAACAATTGTTTCTTTTTGCTTAACAGACATTTCCCATAAAGAATGATGAGATAAAAATGCCGCCATACAATTGTCAGGCCTAGAATATCTTTCATGGAAAAAGGATGGTTGAATACCCTTTGTATGTAAAATTAGATGAGGATTATCTTTTGGGGTTGTAGCAGCGTGATGCTCTACATGTAGGCCATATTTTTCGGCAGACTTTATACAACGCATTGCTGCCTGTACCGATTTATTATTATCCATTATTGTTATAACAAATGCTTTCATTTTTTCTCACAAACTAGAACATATCCCTTTTCTCTACCACGGAATTCGTCTACTATATTCATATCAGCTTTATCTATCATATCAATTAACTCTTGTTTTTCTATTTTAAGAGGATCTGTTCTATCTGATACATGATTTCTTGTTTGTACTGTATGCTCTAAGAATAATCTTCCAGAATCATTTAATTGATCCCTCCATACCTCTAGAGTTTCAAATGGAGTAATACTATGATCAAATGAGTTGCTATAAACAATATCAAATGAATTAACCCATTCCTCTTTTACCATATTGAAATCATGCTCAACAGTCATAGGAAATTCTTCTGCATTAGGGCTTATCTCTGAACCGATAATGAATGCGTCGGATAAATGTTTTTGAAAATAAAGCTGTTCTTTTGCACTACGAGTACCATGGCATAATATTCTCTTTGCATCTGGCATTCTTTTTACTATTTGTGCTATAGTTTCAGGTTTGACATATGCAATATTTTTTGCTTTTATATTATCAATTTTCTTAAGATTACCTTCAATTTGGGATTTAATATAGTCGTCGTAATCTTTATATTTAAAAATTTCCATATTATTACCTCGAAGTAGTAGAAGGGGTACCTTGTACTTCTGTATAGAATGTCTTTGTTACCCCTAATGCCGGGATTAGTTGTTTACACATAATAGCATCATTAGGCCATAAACCGTGATCTTCTACAAGCCTTAACATTTGTCTAGCTCCCTTTGGTTTAATTATATATGCTGAGTTTCCAGCTAACCCCTGGGGAATTTCGAACGAATCGATTGTTGGTACAAGCTGTAGTTCTTTAGTATTTTCATCAATTATTTGTTTAAATAGGTTTGCCTTCCTAGTTGCAAATAATGGGTTATTAATGCCTATAATAAAAAATTTATCAGTATCGATAATATTAATATCTAATTTCTTTATAAACTTTGCATCATGTTCTAAAATAAGATATGGTTCGGCATCATTATAACAATTTTTCCATAAAGTATAATGACTCAAAGAACAAGCGATTCTAGCTTGTTTATTTACGGTAGGATAAGCAGACTTCTTTAAACCAGTTTTAAAATCAAATACTGATCCTTCCCAAGGATAGTTCCATTCTAGGCGGTAATCTCTCATCATTTTGTTTACTTGACGTGGTATTACTGCATCGAACTTCTGAATCTCAAAAGAATTACCTACGACTTTGCTACTTTCTATGCACACATCTGCAGCATGTTGAGAGACTTCGTGGTCTGGTATTGTAATTACAAATGCCTTCAAGGCTTACGTCCTACAAATACATGATCTGCCCAACGGCGAGATCTTTCGTCTGGTTGTGATCGATCTACATAATCAGTAATAGTTTCTAATCCTGCCTCTTCTGCAATAGCCTGAAATGCATCATCCATAAATCTCCAGCAATCAATAGAGTCGTGGTACTTACCTGCTGATGGTGCAATAAGGATAATATAACCACCAGATTTAAGTACACGTGTCATTTCAATAACACTGCGAAATGGATTCTTTACATGCTCAAGTACCTGGCCACACACTACAAGATCTATAGATCCTTCTTCAAATGGTAATTCATAATCACCGGGCATAACATGTGTAACATTTGGACCGTTCTGGATATCTGCAATATAATAGTCTTTTACTACATCTTGGAACATTTGCTTGTACGATCTATCTTGACCAGGCTTAATATCTCTACCACCAACGTCAAGAATAGTAATACCTTTTTCTAATCTAGATCCTAGTAGATCTCTAGATCTTTGCATATTAATACGGGATGATGGATGCATGATTAAATCCTTATCTCAAATTGTACAGCGCCGTGTTGCTTAATTTTAAATTTGTTTTCTTTAACGAATTCTTTAACTGCTTGAGTAACCCCAGGTTTGCCAAATCTGTTTCCCCATTTATAGTCATCACCTAGGATAATACCACCTGGCTTAACAACTCTCAGACAGTTTTTAAGATCTTCTTGGACTCCTTCATATGCATGAGAGCCATCTAAATATATCCAATCCAATGAAGAGTCTGCCAAGTCTTTAAAAAATTCATCAGAGGTTTGTCGACACACTGTAACATTTTCATATGGGCCAAATCTACGAGAAACGTCTTCATATACCTCATTATAGTATTTTTGAAACCCTTCTTCGGTATTTGATCCTGTTACTTTAGAATATCTAGTTAAATAATCATCCCATTCAAATTCAGTTGTCCCCTTATATGGTTCTACACTCCATGGGTCTACAAGGTATAGATGCTTAAGATTTTTCATAAAAAAGTTGTACGACGTATTTCCCCACCATACACCAACTTCTGCTCCTACTGTATCTGGCTGAATAAGATGCATAATATTATGCGAATCTTTATTAACTTTACTTCCCATCATTGTGTTAGTCTCCAATAATTTTTCTTTGCGCCAGTATCAAAATCAAATCCCCAGGTTTCAATATCATTCTGGTACCAATCAGCTACAATTTGAATTGTTTCTGGTGTATATATTGTCTTGTAATCTTCATTTAATCCAGTAACATTTCTAGGCCTACTCATTTCCGGGATTTTAAAATATGCACAGAGATCACTGTTTAGATGTTCAAATCTCATCATGTCACATTGAAGATTTCCTTCTTTGTCGGTAACATAATCGTATGCATTATACCAACCACGGATAGCTCTGTGCCACATATATTTCATATTACCCTATTCGAATCTTTCTTCTAGAAAATGTTCAAATGAATCGATTTTATGTTTGCCAGGCTTTTCTTTTTTTTCTACCTCGATTACTTTCTTGGCAAAGAAATAGCGTGATACTACCCTATCCCATGGATTTCTGATAACAGCAAATGCTTCGTGCCCACGCGCGAAGGCTGGACTAAGATCTCTCCATCTTGCATGTTCATATCCATGATGATCTCCAATGCTATTCATATGAGCTAATACAGACTGAGTATACTGTTTACTTTTATGAATCTGTGGAGTAGCAGGAATAATCTTATTAGCTAGTTGGGGTGACCTACGTATAGTCATTCCAGCATTTTTTGGGATGTGTATAAAAATTCTTTTAAGAAACATATTTCATTAACTCTTCTACGTTCTCGCCTCTATTTGGTAATTTATCTTTTAGGAAAAAATGTACAAAGTGTGCTTCTTTTACTTTGTCATCTTTAATTCCTTTAAAGAGGCCGTTCCATTTCCAATCTAAATGTTTAACATTCATCTTCTCTTGTTTTACCCATGTATTTAGGAGAGTTTGATCTGTTGACCATTTCCATGGTCCCATTCCATCAACAAAGGCTTTAAACTCTGGTCTGTTTATAAATTGGTGAGGGGTTTGTCCTTTTAAATATTTTGATATACGTTTATTCATAACCATAATACCCATATTAAAAAACTCGCCACCAGATTGCTTATCCCATTTCCAATCTAGTTTAATGGAACTATATTGCATACGAGAATAGTTAAGAATCTTTTGTCTGTATTGATTGGTGATAGGCATTTCGCGCTCGACCACGCCCGCGAAGTCAATATCCGGATTTAGTTCATCAAAAACATTAGGAGCACTAGGTCTAATCCAAACATCAGCATCAATAATAGCAATCTGGTCATACTTTGGCCAATATGTAAAAGCATTCTCTTTTTCAAAGATAGGTAAAAAGCCACCATGCTTTTCGTATGATTCTCTACTACGATTTGTAGAAAATACATCTGGTTTAATTCTTAGTATAGGGGTTTTTTGTACCTCATGATCAATACCGTGTTGTTTACAGTATTGGGATACAGATTCTACACAATGATCATATAAATGCGAACGCTTGCCAACATAAACCTGATAAATCAATCTCTTCATAACTACTCACTTTATTACATAACTAATATTATATATCTACTTCTTAGGTGGCGTCGCCGGTTTACCTTTGACAGCATCAGCACCGAAGAATGCCGCTACTAATACAGAAATAGAAACAAAATAAGTTGGTGCAATATCACTAATTAATTGTGCAGCTTTGTCCTGTCCTACAATAGTAGTAACAAGAATAATTGCTGGATAAAGTAACATACCAAATAATGCGAACCAAGTCATTTTTCTCATAGCGTCTCTTTGTGCATCAGCATCTTCAAGTTCTTTACGTTTAAATTCCATATGCATTGCAAGTTCTTCTGCAGTGATATGGCCATCACCATTGGTATCCGCTTCATCTAGACCTTCAACAGTCTTCCGTAAAGCTTTGATATCTTCCTTTGTCGGTTCTGACATTTGTATACTCCGTAAGAATTTTTTGTGCTATTTTTTTTGCATCATCAAAACCATTACGAAGTGAATTAGACTTATGTCCATCCTGAACAAACCAATTTAAAGTATTTATACAAGATCCGCTAACCTCTTCTGGAAACTTATACTCGGTGGTAAGTTCTTCAAATTCTGTTCTAAGCATTAATAATTCAATTAGATTTTTCAATCGATTTCTCCAGTTCTACTCATGGTGTATTTCTATCTTTATATGTTCCTAGTACCCAATCCCATAAGGAAAAGAAATGAGAATAATTTACCTTATAATTTTTATGATGGTGAAGATGAAACCTACCAGCAACTAGAAAAGGCACATTAAAATTAGGATTATGATCTATCCGTTCAGCAATCAATCCTGTCCATATCCACCACCATATAAATATCCACCAGTGCCCAGTAACAATACAAAATATTAGAGTAGGTATACCTTCAGTAACCCAAAGATCCTTTGTTTCACCAAAATCAGTTGACCATAAAAAAATATTTTGCCATTCCCAATGTGGTTGGCCAGAATTAACAACGTTATGATGATGTAAATGAATTTTTTTTAAAAAGGGAACAATATGAGATATTCTGTGTACATAATATAGTATTAATGTCCAAGCAAGAAACATTACTATATAAGTTATTATTCCCATTTCTATCATACCTCCAATGCTTTCTCCAGTTCTACGAATAGGTATTCTTCAACATCATCTTCATTTGCTTGAAAGCGAATACCAATACCTCCAGCTTTTTCCCAACGAGTAATATTTTCAGGTTTATCATCGATGAGGATGTTTGGTTTTCTATTTAAAGGATTAATAGCATATTTATGTTTATTCCCAGTAAAGATTATATTTTCCACTAGTGGTGGAAGATAATCCCAACGGGTAAGCCATTGTCTTTTCCAATAAGCAGAATTCATCGTATCACCCCTAAGAGGTGAAGAACAGATACCCCAGTCATCTTTGGAGATCTTTTTAACAAATTTGATAATTGAATTTGTTTCATTAAAAGTATCGAGTGTATAAAAGAAATCAGTATTGGCAAGGGTAGCAAAAGCAACTTCGCGATCTTGAATTGATTTCCAATGATCAACTTTAAACTTTTTAGCTATACCGCCAAAGAAGTCTGCGATTACTCCATCCATGTCAAGATATACTGTCATTATACTGCCTCATTAATTAGTGTTTGTTCACCCAGACGTCCAAAGCCCATTGGCTCGACTACGTAACATATTCCTTCTGGTGTACGAATAACATCACCTACAGAAATAGAATGCATACGATCGAATCTTTCGATCTTTTCTTCTGGACCAATATTACCAATCTTGAATACTTCGTCAAGATCTTCAGCTTCGATAGCACAAACTTCTTTGTATGCTTTTAAGAAGAAGATTGGATCAATATCACCAGTAAATCTTGCTTCGAAGTTTAGTGCTGCTGCTTCAGCGTTTTCGCGAAGAAACTGCTTAGTAACCTGTAAAACCGTATATTTCATAATTAAGCTCCTCTTCCTAATTGTTGATATTATTATATCGCAGTTTTACTGGAATGTAAACCCCCTTTTTTCATTTTATTTGATTTTTATCGAAACATTTTTCGGCGGTCATATTCAGCCTTTGTTTTAATTAAAAGATCTACATAATTATCACGATGTTCTTTGAAGACCATTGGTTCATGGTTATCAACATCCATAATAATAACTGTATTAGTAATAGGCATGCCAGTACGTTCTTCAAACATAATGGCATAGCCTGACATTTGCGCAAAGTAGTTTGGGATCTTTTCTTTTTTCTTAGGCCACTTCGAAGTCTTAAAATCTACAATAGAAGGTACACCATCGAAATCAGCAATAGCATCGCATCGACCAGCAACGCCAAGGTGATCACTATAAAGAGGTACCTCAAGACCGTAGATTTTTCCAATCCGCTTGTCCAGAATAGGACGTAAGTTCTCGAGGCTTTGTCTAATGTGGAGGAGAAAGTCTTCAGTATTTTCATTTTTTAAATACCTTTCAATAATAGAGTGTACATGTGTACCTCTGTTTGCTGCACGCGTGCCAATACGATTGGCCTCATCTTCCCCTACCCTTTTTCGCCATTGTAAAATAGCTTCTTCATTAATAATGCTTAAGACTGTAGTAATGCTAGGATAACGATTACCGTTAGGAGCAAGGTAAGTCCTGCCAGATGGCTTTGTATCTGCAACGAGATCATCATATCCCAAATCGATTTTTTCATGTATAAACCTCATACTTTAATTGTGTTTCCCCTTCCGGATGTTTTTTTAATTTGTTTCATTTTATCCTTAAATCCATCAGGTACTTTGCTATGAAGTGTACCAACACCTGTTACAATCTTAGGCGTACTTAATACTTTAACAATATCCTCATCTTCTAACATAGGTGCTAGTTCATGGAAATTGCAATTTACATCCCATTCTTCGCCAGTAGAAGTTCTACGCAGTGTGTAGGTTGGCACTGATCTTTTCCTTTACGCATTTTATTTGAGTTTCTAAGTACTTAACAGCTTCTTCTACATTATAAGGATAATCCAGTCTTTGAACCATATTAGGCCCAATCTTAGATTTTTCAGTTTGTAATTCAGTAATAAGATATTCCATTTTATCTAAATCAAGCATAAGCATTCTCCATAATATTAAACCAATCCGGTACTGGACGTTTTGTCCAAGCCATCTTAAACCGTTCCTGTTTAGTTTGGTAAAATGCCTGGTAGGCTTTTACCGGATCACCTAGTGCAATACATTCTGGATTAGAATTCATGGCAAGTTTAAATTCTGTCATAGGACCTTTTGGAAGATTGCGTGGATGATTTTTTAGAGGCCATAGGTGTACACGTTCGCATTTGTGAATCTTACCATATCTGTATGTATATTCCTTGCAGAGAGCATATAGATGTTCCCAGTGCCAGTCATAGTTATCACTAGATTCCATTGTCCATACAGTGCACGGATGACGTTCATGAACATTGCACATAAGAATTAATTCCATTTCAAGGTCATCAGCACCATCATATAGATCATAATACTTGATCATACGTTTACCAGATTTAGATGGTTTAAGTCGCATCTTACCATCTAGCAATCGATGTACTGTCGATAGCATCTGAGCTGATTCTGTAATCATTTTGACTACATGCTTGTCACACTGCATTTGTGCAGCAACTACTGGATCTTTATCTAATACAAATATGTTCATAATACCCTCATTATACCGTATATTAGTCTTGAAGTAAACCCGGAAAAGTTTCTTTTACCAAAGCTTTAGTAATACCAGCTGGTTTTTCTTTATTCACCATATCGATTACAAGCTGTGCATCTTTAGGATGTACACTTTCGATAACGCTAATAAAAATAGCTTCACGTTTAAATGGTGGTAGCTTATCACCTGGACCTCCTTTAACAAAATATTTAAACTGCTTATTCTGTCCAATTAGGTTACTAGGATGATTGTGCTCTTCTGATGCAGTATATGGTGGTGATCCTGGTGGAAGATTCCATACTACATTTTTATCCATTGAACCACGGATAATATCTTTTAATGCCCATGTTTCATTTTCTTTTAAGATCTTAATCTTATCTTCTTTCTTTGAGGCTTTTTGTACTTCTTCTAATACCTCGAATACATATTGTTTCATTAAACAAACTCCTGTACACTTTCAATTAGTCTATTCATTCTTTTTGCAACAAGATATGGAAATACTTTAGCTTTATTTTCTACTGGATCTTGTTGTTCATAATTATCTATAATTAGTGTTTTTAGATTTTCTGGTGTCTTAGTAAGATCAATCAGAGTTTCATTACGCTGATAGTTACGATACCAAGATGCTGCATAAAGTAATTCACCTTCAGATAAATCTTCTATTATAGATTGCATTTTCTTTTTCGAAAGAGGTGTTTGCCTACGTCCTTCAACCAGTACATCATCATCTGATAGTACATTTGGTATGCCATCTCCAGTATCACCTCTTAGTATTTTCTCTTTTAGATTAACACGAGGATTATCATCTACAACTTGTTTCTTTAAGAGTGGTGACCATTGTTTTACATTTTTATATTTCTGAAGCTGTTTGAAATCGCCATCGGATGATACAATCATTACATCTTCATAATTGCCAAATTCTTGTGTACGTTCTACAAGAGTACCAATAATATCATCTGCCTCACAGCCTTCTAGATGAATAACTTTGTATGGAAAGTTTTCACGTATTTCGTCTTTAATGGTATGCATAATACGGAATGCTTCATTCCAATCGAATGTAGATTTCTCACGATCTTTTCTACGGTTACCTTTGTACTGAGGAAAGTATGAACGGCGCCAATTATTCGCGCCATCGCACGCGAGAATTACTTCACCATATTGATCCCTAAATTTCTTATTGTACATACGCAAAGAATTCAGAGTCATATGACGTACCATAGCTTCATCTAAGGTTTTATGTATAAGGATAGATGCTAAGCATATACCACTAAAGTCGACTATAATCATAATATCACCTACAGATTAAATTTAATATTTGATTCATATTTTGCCATATCGAATTTTGCTAACATTTTGATTAATTCTGATTTATCGTTTGCATAAAACCGATAGACTGTATTTCCGCCACCTGAATCAAAATTAGATACTAGCTTAACCGAAACTTCGAATCGCTGACATGTCTTTAGTAGTTCGGCAGGAGGATATTCGCCGTCGATATCCAATTGTACAGTGTAAGTCATAATATATCCTTTTCCTAATTGTTAGAGTATTATACCATAGTTAGCCATGGATGTAAACCCACTAATTCTATTTCATTTGGAAAAATTTGGGATTTACAAATGGAGTAAAATCCGGTATAATAAGCTATGGTTACGCAGGGGATAGAATACCCAACTACGTTTTTCTTACATGGTTCGAATGTATTTTACAGCCGATAAACTCATTAAAGTAATCGTCGGTTAAAAGAACATCATTTTCGAATTGTAACTTAGCTTCATAATAAGACATTTCGCCTTTACTTACACAGAGCCTTAGGATTTCTCTTTTGTAATTATCTGGCCCTTTTTGTTCAAGCAGTAATTGAAATTTCTTATTAGATCCATAATATTTTCGCCAGTCAGATTCAACTCTGGTTTTGATTCGTCTAGTTCTTTTACTATTTTTTGGTAATATTTTAGGCCGCCAGAAGTTCTTTTTACCGATATATTTTTTATTTGTATCCAGTTCTGTGATAAGGTACACGAATCCCTGGTACTCTTCTGGTGTGTCGTCGAAAGGTTTATCATTATAATACCACATATAGTTATTTACACAGATCTTCGTATCTTGTAGTATAAACCCTATGTTTAGATAAATCTCTACCTAGATAGCCTGGTACTTTTTCTTTTTTATTTAAATATTTTTGGAATAATTTAATTAAAATCTTCATATTCTAATTCCTCTACTTCTGCTCTACGTCCGCAGATGGCACAAAATTCAGGAGCATTATTAGATTCTACTAAAACTATAGTAACACTATAGCACTCTTCACATTCTATTCTGTACTCATTTTCCACTGGCAATCTTCTCCAATATCTCTTTTTTTCTAGTATTAGATGCGGTAAACCATTCCCGAATCTCTTCAGAGGATCTACCGCATCCTATACAGATATTATCTATCAAAGTACAAATTTTAATACATGGACTAGAAATCGATTTCACACGCACCGCCAGCACAAGCTGCTGCTCCTAATGTATCAACATCAGTATATTTCTTTTCAGTGAGATCTTCCATCCAATTAATGGTTTTAAGATTAGTTTGGATCTTGTTCCATTTATGAAGTAGATACGCATCCTTAAGACAATACTCTGCCTTTTTAATATTACCTTTTAAATAATTATCTGCAAAGTTATTAAAACGTCGTACCCAATCTTGTCTTGCTGCATTTTCAGAAGATTCTAAGGTAATATCTAATCCATAGCCTTGTGCTGTTGAACAAGCATCCCATAGATTAGGAAATACTTTTAGTGCATCTACAACAAGACCTGATGCAAAGATTGAAGCAGCATCATATTTCTTTACCATTTCCTTTGCAGTAATAACAGCAGTATTTGGTGCTTGATTAAAATCTTTATCTCCCATCATAGAAAGGAAAGAGATACCAGCAAATGAATGTCTATTTTCAAATACATATTTTTCTACTTCATCCCAATCGTCGACAAGGATAGTATTTGAAACATTATGACGTACGCCTTTATCTGCACAAAGATCTTCATTTGTTCCAGCATCTACCCAATGCTTTTGGGCTTTCTTAACTAATTCTAGATGCTTAACACCAATTAGGTCATCTTTATAAATTGATCCTTCGTTTGGTAAAATAGGAAACGAAACTACGACGTCAGTACCTGATGCAGACCATACTGATTCTTCAACCATATAAGGATTAGATTTAATAATGGCTTGTGTAATCTCAGATTCTTTATTTAGCTGAACATTTCTTATATACATAGGGGAATGTTCAGCATGAATACCGGAAGCAGTTTGAAGTAATACGGAAGCATTGCCACTGGGCTTAACACAAGTAGTCCTAGCAGCAGGATTAATGCCGATAAGTGCAGAAACTTTTTTATTCGTTTCTCGAACAATTTTAGCTCCTTTTTCCAAGATCTTTTCGTTAAACAGGATATCAGGATTATTCATCCAACCTGTAACTGATACACCTAATAGCGCTTCTCTATCAAAGATCTTCTTTGATGTATCTGATAAGAACCTAAAGTCAGTGTACCCAGCTTGTAGGGTACCGAGGATAGACGCTGCACGGCATGCCTTATAAAAGTCTTCCTCGGTATTGCACATGCCTCCGTTAATCTCTGTCAAGTTACATCCTTGCCAGCCAGATTTTCTACCAATCTGTGGGAACATACCAATCTCTACACAGGGATTAGTTGTATGCTCTGTTGATTCAACGAAAACAAATCCTGGTTCACCAAACTGTTTAACAGATTCCATAATCTTGCCAAACTGTTCTGGTGTAGTTTTATCTCTAACAATAACAGCAGAATTATTTGATCTGCCTCTTTGTGGATTATCCATAAACCAATTGCCAGTCTTTGCTGTCATCATTTCATCATCATCTGGTGAAAAAAGACAGATAGTTGCTGAACGACGAACCCCACCTGATAATACTGCATCTGCTGCATGCATAGCAATATCATATACATTGATAGGTTTAATCGCAATAGGTTCTTTGGAGTCTAGTACAATACCTTGAAGTAAATGTTCGATTTTGTCAAGTGAACGACGTAGACCTTCTGGACCTGGTGCTTTAAAGCCACCAGAAATTTTAGCTCCCTTTGGTCTAATATTTGTAAGATCAAAGAATACTCTACGTCCTTCGTAATCGGGATGTTTACCCCCACCAACAAAATAAGAAGACATTAGTACATCTAGTGCTGATGCCCAACCTTCAATAGAGTCTTCTACAATATAACCTTTAGCCTGTTTAGTACGGGCTTGTAATTTTGGTAATTTTTTAATATGATGTTTCTGTACAGAAAAACCTGCACCTGCACCGCAAAGAAGAATATAGAACAGTTCACCAAAAAAATCTGGTCGATCTGCATACGATGAGGTACAATTATACATACGCATTTGGTGCTTCATTAATTGCTCACCACCAAATTGCAAAGCTCGCTGAGCACCAAGGACTCTTTGTTCTTTATAAGCTTGTCTTGCTTCTTCGAAATATTCTTTTAATTCATTATTCTTTGTAATATAGTTTTTTTCGTGCATTTCGATAACACGATCTACTGCTTCATCCCAAGTTTCATATCTAGCTTCATCTTCAATATATCGGGAGTAGCCTTCATAGAATTTTGTTTCTGACAAAAACTTCCTTGTGTCAACAGCTGCTGTTGCCATTCTGTCACCTCTCTTGTTTGATTTTTTTAT